TATATTGCTATTGGGAATAAGAAAAGACACCCTTTTCGGAGTGTCTTTAAGAGCAACTGAGTCTTAATGTATTCATTTATCCGGCATATACCATGCGTGATAATCTCATCAAGCTAATCATATGTTGTGATCTCGATCTAATATTAAGTCGTTTTTCGCACACTTTTCCAAGTGTTACGAATTCCTGTGGATATTTCGATTGCGGCAATGACAATAATAACGACGGAAATAGTCAATGCGCCTGTGCCTATATATCTTAGAATATCAGCCTCGCCAGCGATTGCGGCCATATATTCAAGAAATTCGGTGCTTATCAAATCCGGCCAATTCAAGGCATAAATAACAACGCCTGCCCATACGACATTGTAGATTGCATTTATTACGCAAAGCTGAACATTCCATTTTGCCCAATACAACCTAAAGCTATTTACAACAAGACCTAAAACCCCAAGTATAACGAGATACGGTATAAACCTCTCTAATGCGGTCTGTGAAATAGGAGTGATAATATCAGCACCGCGCACAAATATAAAGAACGATTCTTCACGAATAATCATAGCGATAAACAGAACAGGGAGAAATACCGACATAATCATTCCTGCGATAGATGAGGAACGCGAGATTTTAATGCCTGTCGGCAACTGAGGTAAATCTTCGGGCTTCCACTCTTGTTTATAACCACATTTTTCGGCAATTACAAAACCTATCGTAATCCATAGCGCGGTTTGCAGTGCCCCCTCAAACGCCATAGCAATGCCACTCGCAATAACCTTAGCGATTGAGCCGGCTGATAAAGCTAAAACTGCTCCCAAACAGCCGCAAATGACCGCTACAATTGCCGTCACCGTTTTTAACACAGAAATGTAGTTATCAAACATGGCGGGTGAGATTAAGTATTGCGGCTTTTGCCGGTACCGCTCTGCCAATATGCGAGGCGCACCGAGTTTAGTCAGCACATCAATTATATCCTGTTTGCTTGGATTGTCCGGGAGCATATCTGTAATACTTGCTTCCAATTCACGCTTGATTTCACCGCGTTCATTCTCTGGCAAGCGGCGTGTAACATCATAAATATAACGCTCAATCATTTCATTCATTTTAGTTCATCCTTCCCCAAGAGATTCTCCATTTCATAGGTCATGCGCCGCCATTCATCTCGCAACTGCGCGTGGAGCCTGCGGCCTCGGTCGCTGAGTGTATAATATTTACGCGGACGGCTTTCGGCGGTGTCCCATTGACTCTGTAGTAAGCCTTGCGACTCTAAACGGCGTAGTAATGGATAGAGTGTATTGGCTTCAATGCGGATGCCCTGCTTTTCCATGTCCTGTAACAGCGAATATCCATATTCAGGTTGATTAATACTGCTCAAAACGGCAAGCACAAGCGTGCCTCGTCGCAAATCGACAATCATACCTTGAAGCAGTTCATCTTCCGACATTACAATCACCTCCGTCAGTTTTAATTATACTGTGCGACACACACTATTGTCAATAATAGATTATAAGGGATCTTTATAATATAAATATTTTGTTTGTGCTCCTTTATACATAGCTTCCATGCGAGCATTCTTGGCAAAGATAGCCCGCCGATTGGCGGGCTATCTACCTTGGCAACATTACAACCTTGCGAGAAAGCCGCATGGTTGCTGGGTTTTATATAATTTAAGGTTGCCAATACCCATGATGGATTGGCAACCTTGATGTGGCAATGTTAAGCGGTGACTTCCGAGCCATTCTTGAACCTGAATGTCATTGTGGCATCTCGGTCGATTGTCACTTGGTCGATTACGGCAAGCCACAGTTTTTCGTCAAACTCGGCGATGGCAAGCGGGCGGCTCTCGATGTCTTTGATGAAGCCTTCGATGATTTTGCCCTTACCAAGGCGCTCTCGTTTGACCGCTTCTAACTCGTCAACTCGCTCCATGGCTTCGCGATGGCGTTCAAGGTAGGAGTTGTTGCGCTCTGTCCATTCCGTCTGGTCTACTGCTGTTCGGGCATTTTCATAAATCGCTTTTCTGGAAAGTTCAGTTACGACCTCAATCTCACGAAATAATTCCGTAAGTTCCGTATCAATTGCCGTGGTATCACAAAGTACATTTTGAGCAAGTCGGCAGTCCTCAATCAACCCATCACGGTCGTGCATTAGGTGGCTGAAGGCTATTAAAAACTTTTCCTTAATCTCTTCTTCAGCGACATGTGGCGTCTGGCATCCTTTCCCGGGGTTACCGAGTCGTTTGTATTTATCATTGCACTGCCAGACCTCTTTGCGGTAGGTCTTGTCACCCTTATAACTGCCCCAGACTTTTTTGCCGAAACGACCGCCACAATCCGCACAGATAAGTCGGGATGCAAATATACTCGTGCTGCTCATGGGTCTGCCGAGGTTCTTGCGCCGCTCAATCTCAAGCTGAACGGCATCAAACTCATCAGGCTCGATAATGGCGGGATGGCTGTTTTCCACATAATATTGCTGAACCTGACCCTCGTTCTTGACCATCTTCTTAGTGAGGAAATCTGCACAGAAGGTCTTCTGCAGTAGGGCGTGACCTTTATATTTTTCGTTGCTCAAGATTGACCGGACTACCGCCGTTTGCCATGTTTCTTTGCCTGCCGGTGACGGGATGCCGTGCAGTTCGAGATGCTTGGCGATTGCCGAGAAGGTCTTGCCCTCCATGTAAAGCCTATAAATAAGGCGTACAATTTTCGCTTCGGCAGGGACTATATGCGGCAAGCCATCCTCGCCTTTCTCGTAGCCGAGAAATTGCTTATACGGAAGGCTGACCTTGCCGTCCGCCATGCGCTTGCGCTGACCCCAAGTTACATTTTCCGAAATGGAGCGGCTTTCTTCCTGTGCCAAACTGCTCATAATGGTAATAAGCAACTCGCCCTTGGAATCCAGCGTGTAGATGTTCTCCTTCTCGAACCAGACCTCCACGCCTTTTTCCTTGAGCTTGCGGACGGTTGTGAGACTGTCTACCGTGTTTCGAGCAAAGCGACTGACCGATTTTGTGACGATGAGGTCGATGCCACCTTCCAGAGCGTCAGCTACCATCTGATTGAAGCCGTCACGCTTCTTGGTGTTGACCGCCGAAATGCCCTCATCCGTGTAGACAGTCACAAACTCCCAGTCTTCTCGGCTCTGGATGAATTTTGTGTAGTAGTCCACCTGTGCTTCATAGCTTGTAAGCTGCTCGTCGCTATCGGTAGAAACCCTTGCGTAAGCCGCCACACGACGCTTGACAGCGTTCGCCTTTAATTGTGCCGACAAAGCCGGGGCGGTGGCAGGTATAACTCGTATATTAGCCATTGTCCGCACCTCCCATCGCCCGTTCTCTTGCGGTTTGCCTCATCTCGTCAGTCCAACGTTCACAGCGGGAACGGTTCTCCCAAGTGGCTGTTTGCTCTGTACCGTCCTTAAAAACAAATACCAGAACGCCATCGTCGGGGACTCTTATCTCAGCGAACTTTGCTGTAAACACATCGGGGTTGTATTCAGCGAGTCCTAACACCTCGGTGCATTTCTCTTTAAGAATGTCCTCGGGGATTCGCTTTGCGGCGCACTCTTGTTTTCCACGGTAAGTGTAGGTAGCACAAGCCCATACCACCTTGGCATATTTTGTACCGCTACCGTTTACCTTCTTGCGGAATTTCGCTCCGCACCTTTCACAGGTGATTCGTCCCGAAAACTCACTGAATGTCAGCTTCCGAGGGTGGTTTGCCTTCTCTGCTCGCCGAACCATCTCAAGCTGAACCGCCTCGAAGGTCTCTCTGTCGATAATGGCTTCGTGTGAGCCTTCTACATAGTATTTTGGCAGTTCACCGCTGTTTGGTTTCCATTGCTTGGTAAGGTGGTCGGTGATAAATCCCTTTTGCAAGCACGTATCGCCGATAAATTTTTCATTCTTGAGAATAGAGCCTACGGTGCTTTCTGACCACCGACCACCGCATTTGGTGGGGACTCCGAGCCTAATCAATTTCTTCATAATCGCATTTTTGCCAAGCCCTGATAAATAGTCGACGAATATCATCCGCACGACCTCGGCTTCCTCGGGAATAATGGTTAGCTTGAAGTCCTTATAATCAAACCCGTAAATGCGGATGTTATTGGAGGGCTTTCCCTCCTTGAAATCCTTTCTGATACGCCACTTCTGGTTTTCGCTGACCGAGCGGCTTTCCTCCTGTGCGTAGCTTGCGAGGATGGTGAGCATTAACTCTCCGTCTCCCGAAAGCGAGTGCAGGTTCTGCTCCTCAAAATACACACCGACGCCGAGATCCTTAAGTTCCCGTACAGTTTCAAGTAATGTGACTGTATTTCTCGCAAAGCGACTGATAGACTTCGTGAGGACGAGATCGATGCGTCTCGCACGGCAGTCGGCAAGCAGTCGCTGGTATTCAGGTCTTGAATCCTTCGTGCCGGTTTCCGCTTCGTCGGTATACACGCCGACATACTCCCATTCAGGTTTGCCCTG